CGATGATAAGGCCATAGTCCACCGTCACGTCCTGCACAACAGGATTGGTGAAGATGCACATTGAGTGGCACACAGCTAAATTGGACGTTATTCCGGCATTCTCCGCTGCAACCGAAGTCAAAGGTGTAGTAGCTGTCAAAATGGGCTGGCATGGGACCGTGGGCGGTCCGAATGCTATTGCCGCATTGAAAAAGGCATAACAGATGTAATTCCCCACAGGTAAACTGGGGTATGTGACCTGATCAGCCAAAATTGTTGCTACTGGAAACCCTATGGATGTATTCAAATTAGGTGGTGAAGGATCCATAGTGACTCCATACGTTGTGTCTTGGAGGAGTTGGTTGGCCGCAAATTCTATGACGTCTGCCGCCGGAAGTCCCTAATGTGGTGCCGCAAACTCGACCTCGTAGTCGAATTCAATGCGGCCGGGGACCACCGTTGATGAGAACGAATCAGAAACATGATAGAAAACACCCACAGTATCGCCACTGTCGTGTGATCCACCATCCGCCGTATCATACCACTTCAACTGGGTGTCGGGTTCAAAGTTGCAGGTCAACGCCGAATAGGCATTACCTAACACACTCTTGTTGATGGCTACACAGCTCTTAATGTCCGTGGGTGCAGCAGTGGCATAAGCCTGGGTGAAGGCTATGGCATTGGTGCCCACGATAGTAGTTGGCTGTGTTGCAACAAAACGCGCGACAAGTCTACGAATCCGATAACGCTGAAACAGTGTGGCAAAAGTGCCCCACCGTGTTACGAGCGGATTCGTTATCATTCCCAATGGGATGGTTGTTACGATTGGTGCACCTCCGATATCAGTTGATCGGAGTGCAGTTGCTGCCAAATCCCTGCCACAAATGACAATGGAATCTGGGACGCTCCCGGCTTTAAAGCGAAAGCCGGACGAGAAAGTCGACATGCGCTGTGGCGCATCCAGTACTAAACTGGAAGGTCCCACACCGCGCTGTCTTGGTGCTCGTTTTCGCCGCGGTTTGGGTTTACCGCGTTTTGGTGTTACCCGCGATGGGATTTTAGGTTTTGTTGGACTCATTTGTATGGGCTCCCGAGTTGAGTTTCTCGCGACTGTACATCAACAAGTACCGTGATGGCACACCCGTGCAGTCTGTCGGCGTTTATGACAGATCAATTTAGCACGGAACTATTAAGCCACATGACGTGGCACCGTTTTGGGTGTTTTAAACTTGTTGACCCCATTCCCTAATTAATAGGGTAAGGAAAAATTGCCAGTGACACCATTGGTCACCGGTATCGATTGTAGGTTGAAGGTGTGGTCTACGGAGGTATAGTGTTTCTCTAACTCCACCTGTAGCGCTGGGCTGACCCCAAACGCTAAGGCGAACGAAACACGGGTTCGGTCATGTATTTCCGAACACCTTGTCTCCATACCATGTGCTAAAAATTCCATTCCAGTGGAGTACACGTCCCGACGTTTAAACCCAACGCCAGAACCTAACCCCATGTAATAGGCTTGCATAACCGGAATACCCGATGTTAATGCCAGACCACACCCGGCAATAGCGGATCGCCAGGTGTTGTAATCATTAGCCGTGCGCACAACGCCCAGATTGATGGCATCTTTTGCCGTCGCTGTCTGGACGTGGCGAACCATTCTCCAACCATCCGGTGTCCATATTGGATGGGATTGGCAAAATTTGAGTTGCTCCAATTGCCTGGCAACCCCTTCCACTTCAAGCTCGAAACCATAGTCGAGGAAGTAGGCATCTAACTGTGAAGTTAGGAATTGCTCATGCTCGGATTCACATAAAATGGAACAATCGTCCCCATTGTTTATGAGATCCAGGAAGATCCGACCGCGTCCGGTCGACTCCATTTTAATTAGCATAGCATCAAAGAATGAATACATGATAGCGCACATAATTAGTACATTACCCAATCCAGTGTTCATATCACCTGACATTCGATTGCCGGTGACCACATAGCGCAAAAACCCATCACGGGTGCGCCCTGTGCATCGATTTTTGAGTTGCATTTTGAGCAGCTCGCGCAATAATTTGCGTTCCGGTTTTGTCGCACACATCTTATGAGCACCCTTAGTATAAAAGGTGTGCTCATAGGAAAGTAGAAGCTCTGACACATGTTGGTCAAAGCGTTTTGCGTCGATCCGGATGGCTACCGGATCTCTATACGCGTGCCACTTTCGTGCGATTTGTTCCCCCTGAGATGAGGCATTCAATCCTTTCATGACTGTTTTCGATTTCACTGCCGAGAACCGGTGGAAAGTCTTGTCAATTGCTTTGAAATAATTGTGCTCATTCAACTTGAGGAAACGTCCCAACTGAACGTTGTATCGCGGAGTACGAGCCTGGATCACTCGCGGATCCTTGCTCAAAAGCTCCTCATGAGATGATGATCCTGCCACGGGACCAAGGGAGACATTTACTTTCTCAACCTTGGTATGCGCTTTGATGCGCCCGTCAAGTTCACTCAATGGACTCAATTCAAATGTCTCTGCTGCCCTTGAATACACTTTTCGTTTCGACCCGTTCCACAACGTAGGCATATCGCCTAAGGTTTGGACGGGGGTCCCTACAAAGTGTTTTAGGACAACATCGCGGAAATGGTTTAACCCGCTTGTTGATCTGAAGAGTGGTTTCG